AAAATGATTCGCTTTGGCGAGCAGGGTGCATCTACTGCTGGTAAACCCAAAGAAGGTGAATCAGATAAGATGAAGGCAAAGCGTAAGAGTTTTAAAGCTAGGCACGGCAAGAATATTAAGAAGGGTAAGCTATCCGCAGCTTACTGGGCAGACAAAGTAAAGTGGTAACTGTAGCATGGAGTCGCTAGATAAAATATCGTTTGATTTAACTACATCTTTAGTGCCCATACTAGCTATATTTCTAAGTCTAGGTTTAGCTTTCTTTCTTAAAGACCTACTTACTAACTTGATTAACGGGTTAAAGTTTAAGCTAGACCCATCCTTCAATGAAGGAGATAAGTGTATAGTTGACGGTGACAAGGCAATAATAGTTAAAATAGGTATGTATGAAACAGTATTTTCGATACATAATGGCAGGGGCCATGTATGGAGATACGTACAGAACGAAAGAATTAAGTTCTTGAAGATAGAGAAGATCATAGAGGATGTTAAAGAATAATGGCAAAAGGCATGAAACACTACTACAAGGATGGCAGTGAGTGTACAGGTAAAGTACATAAGATGCCAGATGGTTCCTTGCATAGTGGTGCTACACATACTAAGTCTAGCAAGAAACTGTACCACACGGATGAGCTTTCTAAGGCTGCACAGAAAAAAGCTAAAGAGGGTTCTAAGAAAACTAAAAAGGAAAAAAAGAAATGAGTGATGGATCGAGCATCGTAGATAAAGCTGCGTACCAGACGAATCGTCGCTACATGGCTTGGACTGCACTAGGTACTATGCTTGTAGCTACTGCCGTGGTACTTATCTGGCCTGATCGTTTTGAACCAGCACAGAGTGTTCTCATGATGATGTATGGTGCATTGTCTGCTTTGGTTGGTTCGTACTTTGGCTTTAGTCAGCTTAAAAAGAAATGAAATACAACAGACAAAAGCTAACAGACATGCTAATAGTACACGAGGGTTGTGTACTTACCGTTTACTTAGATTCTCTAGGCATAGATACGATAGGCATTGGCCGCAACATACAACATCGTGGTATCACAGATAAAGAGTTGACCTACCTAGGATACTATGACATAATAGACGTGTATGCTGAAGGAATAACAGAAGATGGCGCTAGACATTTACTCGAAAATGATATTTCTATCGTTGAACGAGAGTTGCTTGAAGCTCATCCTTGTGTGGAATTTCTAACTGACAACAGAATAATCGTACTTCTTAATATGGCATTTAATCTTGGTGTTCCTCGTCTGTGTAAGTTTCGTAAGATGTGGGCAGAGGTACACGAAAAAGACTTTACTACTGCCTCACATGAGATGCTAGACAGCAAGTGGGCACGGCAAGTAAAGGGTAGAGCTACTGAGCTAGCAGATTTAATGAAAGCAGGATAATGCGAAAGCTAACTGAAAATCAACAGAAGTTTTTAGATGTGCTATTTGAAGAAGCAGATGGTGATCCTGTAGCTGCAAGGAAACTCGCAGGATATGCCCACGGTGCTTCTACTTCTGATATCGTAAATAGCTTACGAGAAGAGATACTCAAAGCTACGCAGCACTACATGGCACGTAATGCACCTAAAGCTGCTGTAGCATTAGCTAGTGCCTTGACAGATCCTACACAACTAGGTATAAAGGATAAGATGGCCGCTGCTAGGGAAGTGCTAGATCGCATTGGTTTGGTTAAAACAGAGAAACTTCAGGTGGAAGCTACCGGTAGCGTAGTGCTACTACCACCTAAGAACCCTGTTGTAGAAGAAGATGACTAACAAAAGCCTAGGACAATGGAAATTACCTCAACCAACCGATATAAAGGAAGAAAATGATTGGTCGCCTGTACCACGAATTGCACGTACAATTCCCTTTGGGTATATATCCGACGACGGAGACCCATATATTCTCCAACCTGTGCCGTTGGAGTTGGACTTGCTTGAAAAAGCTAGGGGATACCTCAAGCAGTATTCCCTCCGAGAAGTTTCGGCATGGCTTTCCACAAATTCCGGGCGTTACATATCACATTTAGGACTGCAAAAAAGAGTAAAGCATGAAAAGCAGCGTAAAGACAAAGCTAGAAGCCTCCGCCTCTGGGCAAGTTATGCGGAAAAAGCGATCAACACGGCAGAAAAGCTCGAAGCCCGTAGAATTGGAGCAAAAAAAGACGGAGGTAACGAAGGAGTACCAAGCAGCAGTTGAAGAACTACAGCAAACGTACAATGTTGTATTTTCACCTAATCCTGGTCCCCAAGAAGAGTTCCTAGCTGCCAGCGAAAGAGAAGTATTGTATGGGGGAAGTGCTGGTGGTGGTAAAAGTTTTGCGATGTTGGCTGATCCACTAAATTACTTCAATCATCCTGAATTTAGTGGCCTACTTTTAAGACATACTACAGAAGAACTAAGGGAATTGATATTTAAATCCCAGGAATTGTACCCACGGGCCGTGCCGGGGATTAAATGGTCTGAACGGAAGATGCAATGGACGGCACCTTCAGGTGCTAGACTATGGATGTCCTATCTCGATAGAGATGAAGACGTAATGCGTTACCAAGGATTGGCTTTTAGTTGGATTGGCTTTGATGAGTTAACACAATGGGCATCACCTTACGCCTGGAACTACATGCGAAGTCGATTGCGTTCTACTGCTATAGATTTGCCTATCTACATGCGAGCAACCACAAACCCTGGAGGACCTGGGCATGGTTGGGTTAAGAAAATGTTTATCGATCCTGCTCCTTACAATAAAAACTTTAAGGCTACGGACATTGAATCAGGAGAGGTACTCACTTTTCCCGCTGGTCATGCAAAAGCAGGTAAGGCGCTATTTAGAAGGAAGTTTATACCCGCAAGACTGGCTGATAATCCTTACCTTACCAACACAGATGACTACGAAGCAATGCTTCTATCACTGCCAGAGCAACAAAGGAAACAGTTACTAGACGGCGACTGGGATATCAAGGAAGGTGCAGCCTTTACTGAGTTTAACAGAAACATACACGTTGTAGAACCTTTTAAAATACCTAATAACTGGGTTAGGTTTAGAGCATGTGACTATGGCTATGGTTCTTACAGTGGTGTTATTTGGTTTGCGGTTAGCCCTGACGAACAACTTGTAGTGTACAGAGAATTGTATGTGTCAAAAGTACTTGCTACAGATTTAGCTGACAGAGTGCTAGCACTAGAAGCTGACGATGGCACAATTAGGTATGGTGTACTTGATAGTTCTTTGTGGCACAAACGTGGGGATACGGGGCCATCGCTCGCAGAGCAAATGGTTTCTAGAGGATGCAGGTGGCGACCTTCGGATAGAAGTAAAGGTAGTAGAGTAGCAGGTAAGAACGAAGTACATCGTCGCTTGCAGATTGATGAGTTTACAGAAGAGCCACGTATGGTATTCTTTAATACTTGTACAAATTTAATTTCGCAAATACCTGCGCTGCCGTTAGATAAGAAGAACCCGGAGGATATTAATACTAATGCAGAAGATCACTTGTATGATGCCTTGCGATACGGTATAATGTCTAGACCACGCTTTAGTATATTTGATTACGATCCTGCAACAGCCCGTGCCACTAATGGTGTGCCAGTAGCAGATGCAACCTTTGGATATTAAGGAAGTTTTACATGACTGATGATGCCACATTCGATGCTGAATCTGTTTTTCTGGAAGATCAAAAAGATGATTTTTCTGATACGCCAGCGGCTACTGCTATTATTGAATACGTTAAAGATAATTTTGGTAAAGCAGAAGATTATAGATACAGTGACGAGCAACGCTGGTTACAAGCGTATCGTAACTATCGAGGTATCTACAGTCCTGATGTCCAATTTACAGAAACAGAAAAGTCTAGAGTATTTATTAAAGTCACTAAAACAAAAACGCTAGCTGCATATGGTCAGGTTGTCGAAGTTCTTCTTGCGGCTAATAAATTTCCTATTTCTGTTGACCCCACGATAATACCAGAAGGAATTGCTGAAAATGTACACTTTGATCCAGCAGAGCCAGAGCAGGTACGTGAGTTACGTAAAGAAAATCCGTACGGTTTTTCTGGTGACGGAGAAGAACTTCCACCTGGAGCTACACAAGATACTCTTATAGAACGATTA